TATGAGTTTTGCAGAGAAATATAATAAAGGTAACGTGGTTTTTGACATTGATATTAAAGATTATGAATTTATGAATGGTTACGATTTTATTGCTAAATATGGCAATAATGCAGTAAGAGTCGATGGATTGTATATTAACAAAAAAGGCATTTATAAGCCGCATCCGGTTGCTATTATTGCATCAGAAAAAGTATTAGTAGATTTACCGGAACATATGACAGAGGTCGTTAATGAAATCTTGAACGATGCGGAGTCTATTAATTTGATTAAAAAAGGCGCGGTAGGTTTAAAGGCGCATGAGTACACAGATTCAAAATATCACAAGCAGTGCGTCGGATTCGATTGGTGTGATTTATGATAACGCCCGATGACAGACGCGAGATTTCAAAAGCGAATAAGCGAATCGAGCGTATGTTCAAATATACCAACGGGGACGAAGAGACGATAGATAAGTTGCGGAACGACTTGGAATTGATATACGGACATGATATTATTGGCGTTCCTAAACTTAAATTATCGGAAGTCAGCGGAGAAGATAGAGACTTTTTAGCGGAGTTAGCAAAAGGTTACAACGCTAGTCCATATTCGACAATTACTTCATTCAAAGCGTTAGCAACTAAAGGATTTTCAAAGTTTGCGAAAATTAATAATTTGAATAATGATGAAGTTGTAAAAATGTCAAAACTTTTCCGCTCTCCGACTTGGCACAAGATTCGCGATGAATACAATCATGCGTCGGAGTCCGTAGTAGATGGTGTTTTGGAAGCGGTTGCAAATGGCGCAAGCGTGAATGAAATTAAGGGGGCGTTAAGTTCCTATTTAAAGAGTTCAGATACAGAAAAGAGTGTATTGGAATTCTTGAACAGTATAACTTAATCGGAAGTGATTTAAATGTATAAAGCGCGTGACAAGCCATTATCTGATATTGAGTTTACCACATACTATTACAAAAAACCGAGACGAGCCGACATTGTAAACGATGATATAATGTGCTTTGACATCGAGACATCGAGCGGATTCTTGCATAAAGACAAGTTCGACATCGAACCCTACACAGGGAAGTCGCAAGAATATTATCGGGATTGTAAAAAGTTCGCGTTGTGCTATGTTTGGCAATTTTCAATCAATGAAAATGTGTTTTATGGAAGAACACTAGAGGACTTCGCAGACTTTCTACACGAGTTAGAGTTTTACGAGCCACATAAAAAGATTATTTACGTCCACAATCTAGCATTTGAATTCGCATTTTTGATTAACGTATTAAAATTCGATTATGTGTTTGCTCGTGATAAGCGAAAACCTATTTTTTGCACTGTCGGCTCGTATGAGTTTAGATGCAGTTATTTTCTAACACGAATGTCTTTAGACACTTGGGCGCATGAAAAAGCGTTGCCTGTTAAGAAATTAATAGGCAACCTTGACTATACGCTTTTACGAACTCCATATACAGAATTGACGGATGCTGAATTAGAATACTGTTTCCATGACGTATTAGTAATGTTCTATGGATTGTCACAATATAAAGAAAAGTATGGACACGTGATAGACATACCCTACACGCAGACAGGGGAAGTCAGACAGGAAGTTCGCAAGCGCATGAATGTTCCTAGTGAGTTAAAGTATAGGCAAAGATGCATTGCATTGATTCCGCCTACACTAGAAGAATATAAACGTCAAGTAGACGTATTCTCCGGCGGTTACACTCATGCTTCCTATACATACTCTAACAGAGTATTACATGACGTGGATTCATGGGACATATCTTCCAGTTATCCAACAGTTATGGCGTTAGAAAAATTCCCGATGACAAAATTCGAGAAGGTAACACCATATGAAAAGTATTTTAATCCGGATGAATGGGCGTTTATAATTACTATAAAAGTAGAAAACCTAAAAAGCGTTAGATTTAATACATGGCTTAGTTTTTCAAAGTGTAAGGAAATAAAGGGCTATAAACTTGATAATGGTAGGGTAATATCAGCCGATTATTGTTGTGTAGCAATGACGAATATTGACTATGAGATATTTATTCAGTGTTATAAGTATAACAGTTTAGATATTGTTGATTTTAGGGTGTCGAAAGTTGGTTATTTGTCGGATACATTTGTAAAGTATGTGCTGGAATTATACAATAATAAAACTCAATATAAGGGGTTGGATGAGTTTACCGCAACTTATAGCCAATCAAAACAATATATTAATAGTATGTATGGAATGATGGTTACTCGTACTCTAACGGATGATGTAATGTTTGATGCAGATAGTTCGGAATGGGATAAAGAATTGCTAAATAATGCCACTTATTTAGACAAGGTATCACATGAACGGAAAAAGCTATCTAAAGTATTTAGTGCTTTTCAATTCGGTGCATGGGTAACAGCATATGCAAGAAGAAATTTGTGGTTAGGTATATTGGCAATCGATAAATATGTCGTTTATTGTGACACCGACTCGATAAAGTGCGTTCCTAACAATTCCAATTTTTTCGATGATTACAACATGAATATTGAACGTCGTGCTAATGAACGCGCAGATATTCTTAATGTTTCACGTGAAACATTTGCACCAAAAGACAAATTCGGCATCGAACATCGTCTTGGTATATTCGATTATGAAGGCACGTACTACGACTTTAAAACACTTGGCGCGAAGAAATATATTTGTGGCGGATTGTATAACAAATTCACACATGAAGAAAAGCAACCGCGCGAAGAGTTACACATGACTGTTTCGGGTGTGCGTAAAGACGCAGTATCGCAGTTGAAGTCTATTGATGAATTTTCCGACGGATTGGTGTTTGATGTCGAACACGCGAAAAAATTATTAATGACATATGTCGATGATATGCAACCTATCACATGGAACAAAGGCGCGTACGATGAATTTGATTCTAATTATAAGCATGGAATCGTTGCGCAACCTACAACGTATAGTATGGGAATGACACCCGAGTATGTGCAGTTGATAATGGAGAATAAACGCGGACAAACAGAGGTATTAAAAAATGAAACAAAGATATTATAGCATTAAAAACTTGTTGTCGAAAAACGCACAATATAATATTTTACTTGGAGAACGTTCCAATGGAAAAAGCTATGCTACTAAGTACATGATGTTATGGGAAGCGTTTAACGAGTTAGATTATTTTGGTTTTCTTGAGAAAAACAAGATTGCTAAAAAACGCTATCAATTCGCGTATATACGACGTTGGCAAGACGAAGTCAAGGCACGTGACGTAGAATTATATTTTGCGGATATGCCTATTTCAGAAATCACAAACGGACAATATAATGGAGTAGAATGTTATAGACGCGATATTTACTTTAAGTTTACCGATGAAAACGGCATATCCACGCGCGGTAAAAAAATCGGTTCAGCTTTTGCGCTGACAGGCGTTACGCATTATAAGTCGTTAGCGTTTCCGCTGATTGGCAATATCGTTTTTGAAGAGTTTATAACGAATCAAGGATATATCGGACATGAAGTTGATAATTTAACTGACCTTGTTTCAACGATTGCCCGACGCGATAGCGCGCGCGTGTTTATGATAGGTAACACAATCAACAGATTATGCCCATACTTTACCGAATGGGAATTATCCCATGTTAAAGAACAGGCACAGGGAACGATTGACATATACACCCATTCAACGAACCAAGTTGACGAAGAAGGGCAACCTATCGAAATTGTGATTGCAGTTGAATATTGTGCGAACAGTGGCAAGAATAGTCAGATGTTCTTCGGTAAAAAGTCAGAAATGATAACATCGGGAACATGGTCTACGTCAGAATTCCCACATTTACCGCGTCCTATTAATACTTATAACATCAAGTATTCTATTTACTACAAATATAATCAGTTTGCTTTTCGGATTGATTTAATATGCGACAACAAAGAACGATTTTTGTATGTATCGGATGCACCTTCGGAAGTACCACAACGCATCAAACGAGTAGTAACAGACGAATTCACGACATCAAAATATGCCACGTATTATTTGACAGAAAAGACGCGCTATGATACTATTATTATAGAATTGTTGGCGCAACGCAAAGTGTTTTTTAGTTCCAATTTAACAGGAACAGAATTTTGGCAAGTAAAAAAAGAAAGGGGGAAGTTCTAATGCGAAGTATTGATTTATTGTGCCCGTGTTTGACACCTAACACCGCAGAAGAATTAACAGAAGCGAGCGACAATACTTTACTTGAAGGCATCAATGCCACATTAAAAGAAGTCGCGAACAGTATCACGGAATCTAACACGGATATAAAAAATGCGCTGAACAATTTAGGTAAAGACACACAAATTGAAAATCCACAAGAAGAAAGTGAGGAAGAATAATTATGTCAAAAGTAAGTCAGATTTACGATTTAGTCAATCAGACGGCTAAAGAATCAATGGGGGAACAGGCTATCACAGTTAAGGACGTATCATCGTTAATTGCTTTGGGAGATAGCGTGTTAGCAAGTAACACAGACACAGAAAACTTTTTAAATACATTAGTTGACCGTATCGCGCGTACTGTATTCAGTGTAAGACAGTATGAGTCAGACAGTGAGGGAATGGTAAGACACCCATTCGAGTTCGGATGCATTGTGCAGAAGATTTACGTCGATTTACCCGAAGCAAAGAAAAATGATGCGTGGGAGATTGGAAAGAGTGATTATGCACCGAAGTTCGCGCCAGTTATCAAACCGACCGCAAAGCAGAAATTATTCAATGGTATTGCCACATGGGAAGTAGACGTAACAATTCCAGACTTCATGTTCCGCACCGCGTTTACAAATGAGACATCAATGGCTACCTTCATTGACGCGATTTTTACCGCTATGGATAACATGATGACGTTGGCACTCGAGAACAACGCAAACTTAACACGCGCATCATTTATCGCACGTAAAATCAAGGGCGGTAAGCCTTGTGGAGCAATCAATCTGTTAAAGGAATACAATACAATCACAAGTGCTGATTTGACAGTAGAAAATGCTTTAATGAATTCGGAGTTCTTAGCATGGGCTAGTCGTTCTATCAATTTATGGGTTAAGAGAATGTCAAAAATGTCTACGCTTTTCAATGAGGAAGGATATAAGCGACATACACCGAAAGACAAGTTGGTTGTTAATCTTTTACAAGACTTCACAAGTGCTTGTGACACATTCCTCGGAGCGAATACATTCCATGATGAACTCGTAAAACTTCCGATGTATGACAGTGTGGCATATTGGCAAGGCGCTGGAGAGTCATTCGACTTTGATGATACATCGGCGATCAACATCAAACTTGATGCTACAAATACTATTTCAAAGAAGGGCATTATCGGTGTAATTTACGATTATGAAGCAATGGGAGTCACACTGAATGAACGTCGAAGCACTTCGGAGCGCAATAACCACGACGAGTACACAAACTACTATAACAAAGCGAACATTGGATATTTCAACGATATGAGTGAGAATGGAATTGTATTCTATCTTGAAAATGTCTAGTTCGACGTCGAACATTAAATATTATATAAGGGGCGTAAGCCCCTTATATTTAATAGAAGGGAGATTATTATGTTCTTAGACGATTATAGCATTTCATTGTTCACAGACGAACATAAGGAAGAAAACGAACTAAAATTATCCGCAAGCGTTAAATATTGGTGCAATATTTTACTTGAAAAAACGGTGCGAATTTTTGAGTGGGAAGGGTTACCATTCCCACAACGAGAACTAGAAGTCAGAACGCTAATTGACGGATATTGCGGATTCGTCAAAGACGAATTTAAAGGGCTTATGGTTGCTAGTGGCGGTTTATCGGGAGTGACACAGTATTTTGATATTTTCACAAACTTCACATATTCAGCACCGACCGCACGCGGTGGACGTGCCACAATAGGAAAAGATTGTATTATTGTTCAGAATACCGCGTTAAGAAATTCAATTTATCCATTGGTATTTAGATACGCTTGCTTGCTTGCGCATTGTGACGTCTCGTTAAAAATGGCACTTGTCAATTTGCGTATGAAGAATATCATTGTTTCGGATGATGAAAATATGGCTGATACGTTCCGGACTATGTATAAGAAATTCTACGAAGGGGACACCGACGCGCTGATTGATGACGGATTCACGGACGCCAAGAATATCGCACCTACAATGTCGGGTTCGCTTGGTGTTATGGATTGTATTGATGCGCGAAACGAACTTTTGCGTATGTTTTATACTGACATCGGTGTACGATTTACTAGGGATAAAAAAGAACGAATGATTGAGTCAGAAGTATCTAGCGATAATCAAATGTTACTTTTCAATATTAGTGATATGTTACACCAACGCGAAAAAGCAAGCGAGGAAATTAATAAACTGTTTGGGCTTAATACGTCCGTAAAATTATCTAAGGAATTCAGCTTGCTATCATCGGAAAGGAGTGAAGACGATGTTAACATTGCGTAAATACATCGAAGATAATGCGGTTCCTTTTTTCAATACTATTGATTATGCCCCATTCAATGATTCTAATTTTGTAGATATGCTAAACGAGTGGTGCAACTTTAATCATGGTTCATTACAAATACGTCCTCTAATTGAGGATGCATTGAAAACCGATGCGGACGTTATTAGAAAGAGGGTTACTAATTTAATAAACGTGCGAAAGTATAAATATTCTAAGTTATATAACACCACGTTATTGGAATATAATCCAATCGAAAACTATTCCATGACAGAAGAAGGAACAGACACCACAACCGCAAGCGGAACAAAGACAGACGATTTAGGCGCGTATTCAGACACCACAAGCGGAACAGATACAACTACAATAACGGATTCTAAAACAGAAAAAATCGGAGCGTATGAAGATGGAAGTACTAGCGTAACAACAAACGATATTGCAAAACTGACTACTACTACAAACAATGCAACTACTGACACAGGTTCGGAGACGCACGAAAGAAAAGTTGCGCCGTTTGATTCTGACACATACTCTGAACAAGAATTGAATACCGATTCATTCAACGACAGAAGAAATGTTACTAATACCGAAACGATTGTCTCTCCGCATACCGATACTACTACTCAAAGAGGAACTACGACAGGGGGAGCGCGTGAGAATTCTTATTCTACGAGTACAACAGATTCGTTACAACATGGAATGTCGCATAATATTAGTTCACGAAACAACTTGTATACGGATGAATCAAGTGGAACGACAACGCATAAATTCACAAGGTCGGGTAATATCGGAGTCACTACAAGTCAGCAAATGTTAGAGTCTGAACGTGATATTGCGATGTTTAACTTTATTGGCATTGTTGCACATGACATTATTAAATCAATATGCATCTGTATTTATTAGTTCGACATCGAACACTAAGAAAGGAGTGAGTCTATGACCTTAGAATTAATGAACACTAGCACGGATAAGCGATATTTGAGTAAGTCTACAAGTTTAGTGAAAAAAGTCACTTGCAAGATTAAGGAAGGTACAAGTATTATAAATCCGACAGTAATTACCGGTAAAATGTCAGCTAGTAGCATTAGAAAGTGCAACTATGCGTATATTAGTGAGTTCGGAAGATATTACTTTATAAACGACATCGCAGAAATGACAGCTAGCCAGTTAGCAATATCTATGCATGTAGACGTTTTAAACACTTATAAGTCACAAATTCGCAGTATTAGCACGCTGATTTTACGGCAAGAGAATGTATTTTCTCCATACTATGAGGATAAAGAAGCATTAGCGCGCGTCAATCGTTTTCGGGAAAAAAAGAACATAGGAACTGTAGGCGGTGCTGATACTAATTACTATTTAACAGTAAATAATGGGGGTGCTTAAATATGGCATATTGTTATAAAGGAGTTATCTTAGCGCAAGGCATTTACGCGGGAGAGCCGCAACATTATAATACTATTAATATTGATGATTCCGTCGCAAAAAATTTTATATTTTATGCAGTATATAAAAACGTCAATGATTATTATTTATATTCGTATTACTTGCCGACACATGGAACTGGCAAGCATCCATATAATTTTACAATAAACATAAAAGATATTGACACGAGTGGACGAGAAAGTGTCGGCACATATCAAGATTCTTGCACATATCCACTCGCCCCTTATGCTATTATTGTTAGAACTATAAGCGATATTAGATTAGTGCCTACTTTAGTAGGAATTGCAAATATTCCGATTTTTAATGAAGGAGATACCGCGTCGATTAATAAATACTTGCAAACAGGAGATACAAGCGGAGCAATCAAAAATGTTAATACTGATTGGAATTTGTATATTGATGGAACTAAAAACCCATTATATAAACTGACATGGAAATGTAACGACATTCCTAGTAGTGATACGTCACAAGTTAAAGTAATGTTTTGTGGGTACGAGATAACGGCAAACGCATATATCGTAAAAGATACCCATTATTATAAATATAATGATAAATCTGTAAAGTTGAATTATCACGATATCCGCGAAGCAGTATGGGGGGATATTAGAGTAAACACCCCAGTTACTATTATAGTCCAGTTTGAATATTTTGAAACACCCACTGTATTGCCAAAAGATACAAGTTCTTATATGTATTGTGAATTATATCCAAGTGAAAAAAACGGACATATGTACGGCAACATTGGATTTTGTAAAGTCGGTGACCATTCCACATGGTTTGTAAAAACTGATAGTGGAGATTCGAGCACGTTTACCGCACACGACGGAACATCCGGAAGTGACGGCTATACCAAAGACGATGACAAAGGCTACAACGACAACAAAGATAAAGACGACGACGACAACGACACGCAAGTACTATCTAGCGGTATCGGAGTTTTAACATCGACTTTCCACATGACTAAGGAACGACTTGTGCAACTAGGTCAATTTTTATGGGGTTCGTCTATTTTCAATGAATTCTCATTGATTAACAACAATCCAATCGAGAACATTATATCATGTAAAGCGATACCATACGCTATCAATGGAACTACGCAAGAAATAACACTAGGTAATGTCAAGACAGGGGTTAATGGAGAAAAAATAAGTCAGAATTTCAGCAAACAAACAATCGGTTCGGTTGCTATCGCTGAACATTACAAGAACTTTTTAGACTACGCACCATACACAAATGTAATAATTTACCTTCCTTATATTGGATTTAAGGAACTAGACACATCGTTGGTAATGGGTAAAACATTAAGAATTGAGTACACGCTAGATGTTATCACAGGCGGTTGCCTTGCGCAAATATACGTCGGAAAAGTTAGACTATATGAATACACAGGAAATATCGGAGTCGATATTTCAATAACCGCAAGCAATAGAGCGCAAGTTGAGAGTGCATATATTAATGCGGGAGTCGGTGTGGTAAGTAGTGCTATGAGTGGAAATGTGACAGGCGCAGTTAATTCAATAATCGGTGCGGCTACTTCCCAATATCACTATAGCGGAACAGGAAACCCAAGCCCTTCTTGCGTGGCATCAACAAACAGAACTTGCTATGTAGTTATCGACCGTCCGCAGTATCAACCACTAAAAGCATTTAATCACACGCGAGGAAGAATGTGTTGTCTGTCTAAAACAATAGGAGATCTAAAGGGATACACAGTTTGTGATAGTAATGTAGATATAAGCGGAATTAGCGCGACAGATGAAGAAAAAGACGAGATAGTAAATATTTTATCAACTGGATTTTTTGCATAGTTAAAGAGGGCGTTATGCCCTCTTTAACTTGCCTTGTTTTGCAAGCAAAATCAAAGTTGTATTATCGTTATATGTGCCTCGATAATCACTAATTCCATTTACTTTAGCAATCGGTTTTCGCGCAGAATATGAACCGATATATTTTAATTCTACTCCGATTTTGCGGAAAATGACATCAATATTTTTATCTGTTCCGACATACTTTGAATAGTATTGCGAACCACTGTCAGCCAAGAATAATTCACGTTCCATTGTTCGACGTCGAACAAGTCCGCGCAGTTCTTTCCCGCCACTATGCGTATATCTTAACATTGCATCGGCAATTTCAGCCTTCGTTCTACGTCCATTTACTGTTAATTTAGCAATGTTACCCACGTTATAGCAGAACGACACAAGCGCGTCGAATTCATTCTGTGAAAAGTGATAAACATTATTATATTTATCTACTTTTTTCTCAAACGAAGCTAAATCTTTCTTTAGTAATGCAATAGCCTCTTTCTTTGTGATTGTGGCATTACTAGCAACGTCTTTTCCATAATGACCATAACCGATTGTATAATACTTTTCGGTTGGAACGCATTTGCAAGCGTGTTTGGAAAAACCCTCAAAACTAATAATTAATTCGATACCTTTTTCACTTATTCTCATTAGTAAGCCCCCTTAATAATTCTTCGATTTTGTCCACCAACTTTTGAACAGTTAGAGTCTGTTTGTTTAACTTGTCAGTTAATGCGTTAACTTCTTCCTTGTGTTGCTTTTGATTTTCGCGAATGTATAGTGCTAAAAAAATACAACACGCAATCGGAAATCCCACATTTGTAATTGTTGTGCATACTTCTTGTAACATGTAATTACCTTCTTTCTTTATTTATTGTATTATCACTATAGCACTTTAATGCAATAAAGTCAACTTGCCCCACATCATCACTTTACCGCATCCCCTTATT